CCCGGGCCTGGTTTCCGGCGTGGTGCTCTCCCGACCCGGTTTTTTTTTTTTTTTTTTGCATCATATCATAAATCAAAACAAACCGTGTCAATCCCAACTATGAAGTTATTGGGCGGGTTGCTTAACGATTTCACAGACCGGAGTCTACAGAAATCAAGCCGTCAAGGTTGACGTGTTAAGTTTTTCATAAATCTTTTATTTTGTGTCACCAACGCACCTAAGTGCAAGGTGTAATCTCACTTGGCAAGATTGGATAGCCAAATTCGAGATCGTCACGGGCCGCTACGTACTCAATCGAGTTAGCATTGGGTGCGCTACCTGGGATAACATTTATCATTCGATAATCTTCTCCCGAGCTGGTATCTGCAAGATACCTATACGGCCAATTGGAGGCTTGAGGTATGGTTAACCTCGTCACTTTGTCAGGCGGGGTATTGTATGATAATCCCGCTAAGCTTCTGTAGAAGCCAAGTGATCCCGTATTAAAGGTGAAATTTAGATCCTCCGTCGATATGTGAACACATCGATATCTATATCCACCTGAACAAAACATGAAGGCTTGTCTCCACGAACCGAAGTACGTGTGTCTAAACCTCCAGTATGTTGAATAGGGAATGCTATGAGTTCCGGGATTCATCCCGGGCCACTGATCTAGCATCTCAGATGGCATCCCATATATGGGAAGTGGTGTACCACTGACTGTTGAAGAAATCAACGGCGCATATCTTTTACATACATCTGTGATAGGGCCTATTTGGTCAGTCATACACAATCCATTGTCTGTTTGGAGCTCAACGCCTTCGCCAATGGGCGCGAATTCGCTTTCCTTGAACATTGCTCCGATCGAACATTGAGCTTCGATCTCTTTGTTGGGAGATGTACTCCCCCACTCTGCGTCTATAGGAATACGCGGAATAGCAAATTGGATGTCGTCCCCGCCTGCAACCCATACTACCATGTAGATTTTGGGTGTCGCGGAATTGTCCGTTGATACGACATCTGATATTGTTGTTATCTGCAACTGAGGGTAAGTACCCTCTGACCACCAGTTGTAATCCAACCAGGGTAACGTGAAGCAGTCGATAGTATCCCCTTTAACATCTATCACGCGCGAGAGGCCAGCTGTGTAATCCGTTTGATACTGGCCTCCGGTGATTGAACTGTTATTATACTGGACTACGAATCTAGTCGTGATAAACGACGAGGTAAAGAATTGTATCATTACTTTAATTGACCCTCGCCATTTACATGAGTTGATGTAGGCGTAATCCAAAGGTTTCTTGTGGGTTGTACTGTCGACATGTAGCTGAATTAGATTTAGAGTGCTAGTTTGAGCATTCGCGGTATACGTAGCGTAGACTGAACTACTGCCAGCGCATAATCCGGGAATCCTAGCATAATCTGAAATCGTCATCGTCTTGCTTAACGGTACTCTGAGAGGACTAGGGTCCAAATACTTTTGCTTGTACAATGAGTACGAAACATTAGAATCTGGAATGTCTGCTGATACGGCGTCTTTCCAAGGCTCTTGAATATAAGCTATTGGATGGTCTGTCACATCTGGTTTGTCGAGAAAAAGGCCCGCTATCCCCATACCTGCGTCAAGCAGGTTAGAGACGGCTCCTAAGCCTGTGCCTATAGTCCCGACGACTCCTTGAGTGACGGTATCGATGGCTGAAGTTGCTGACTTCACCGCTGAGTCCACCGGAGAGGTGTCCACTGCTATTTTCGGTACCTTGACTTTAAATCCTCCTTTCTTCATTTGAGCCTCTATCCTTCCGTTCCCTTTAGGCATGTTTATAACTATCGGGGCGGAGAAGGCTTCGTTAATAAGCTTCATGATGTACGCTCTTTTTTTCTGATCTAGTTAGACTGAACCAGAATGCTTTTGCAATCGTAATTCGAATGTCCATCATTTCCTCTTCTTCGTCAGTATCCTCATCTGACGGGTCCTTCTTTTTCTCTTTCTTCTTTATCTTTCCTTTTGAGGACTGAGCTTCAGTCGCATCAGTTGGTTTTGGCATGACTTTGGTCACCACACTCCTTATCATTTCTTCTGTTATAGAGTGCATTGAAACCATTGTCGTTACATCTGTTTCTAAAACTATTGTAACCTTGATCTTGCCTTCTGACGACTGAGCTTCAGTAACGTGCTCCTCCTTCTCCTTATCCTTTCCTGTTGGTCGCGTTATATTTTCGTCGCACGACCCTTTTGGCGGTGTTCTCTTCTTACTCATCATCTCTGTTCCTTTAAACCTAGACCTTGGCTTATCTTTCAAAGTCAAAGTCCCAGTTGGGTAACTTAACACCACATCAATTAGTCTAGCCCATATTTGAACTGAAACCGTTTCCGCTGCTGAGGCCGAAGCCACAGTTAGCGGAGCGATCACATCCAAGTAAAGCCAAACCGACTGGGTACTGTCCGACTGAATATCCGCGATATTCAACCATCCTTCTGGGAACATGTACTTCCATGTTTTTATCACAGAGTTGGCACAATTCGCTGATATCACTGTTGGATCTAACACCGCTCTCTCATCTAATCGGTTTCCCGTTGTTCCAAGGGGGAACAACGTAGCCATTAAAGCACCGTAATAGAATTGAGTGGCATTTATCCTTATAGTAACTTCCACCCCACAACGCATGAACGTGAACTGGTTCAAAACCGCTGCGTTCCTCGCTGCTGTTGTGAGAATAGAAAGTAGATTCTTGTTTGTTAATATTCCTGCTGAACTTGACGTCCAATTAACTGTCGCTACAAGTATCATTCTTTCTAGAAGTTTTGTATCTTCAAATTCTCCTACTCCTTTCGCCGACACTGCAGACCCCTCGGTCTCAGTTGAATGCGTTTGCCCAACCTCGCCAAATGATAGCGTAGGTGTTTGATAGAGTGTTGTTTCACTCATTTCCGTCAGCTCCTGAGGGGCATCTGACTGTACTGTTTCTGTTGCTTGTCTTGTTGTTTCGGTGATTCCATTTAAAGTGGCAGACGTCCGGAATCGAAACGTGGCCGTGTGTAAGATTGTCAAACTCAATTAAGAGGTCGACCCTGTCATACGTCAGGGGGATTTCTGTTACCGGGTCCCAGCCCGTAGACCCCAGACAAGGGGGTCCAGTCTCGGGGAAGTTTAGCCTCATTCCCAGGAGGGTAAACACCGATTACACGTAATCGGCCCTACGCATGATTCGCATGTCTTCGTAGGTCATCAGCTTAAAGTTTCCGCCTAATAATTGCTGTTTTGCGGCCCATCTATAAAGCTGGTTATACTTCTCTTCTCCGTAATGGAATCCCTCTAGAAGGAGGGAATCTAGGATAGATTGTATAATATCGTGGTTAGGGTCCTTTGATACCCAAGCGACCATGTCATACATGCTCCTCTCCTCAAGAGGAGCCATTATGCCAATCTCGCCGTCCACGAACCGTCGTTTCAAGTATTGTATCTCTCTGATCTCTAAACTTCTTCTATCGTCCTTGAAACATGAAGTATACGTCATTCCGAACGTGTCCTTAAAGTACTTGGCTAGATAACTCATATCATACGCCTCGTATTTTGGGGCCACTCCGACTACGGAGTCATCTCCTGTAAACGAACATGGCACTTCCCTAAATTGTCCTGAAGGGTAAAGTGCCATAAACGCCTGCTTATGTAACCACCAATTAACAAATGAATTGAAAAGTGATGTTATATAACTTCCACTATTGGTTCCCCATGGTCGGAGATACCAAATTCGTCCGTAAACGTGCCATCCTAAGAACGTGCCACGTATAGTCCATTCAACTAAATAGGGATCTAAGATCCCCATAGTTAGTAACAGACACAACTTAACGAACGCGTCTAGCGCTTCATTCTTTACTGAAATATCATAACCGTTAAAATCTCCGGCTAAAATCTTATTCAGTATCTCTCCACAACCTCCTAGTCGTGCAAACAATTGTCCCCAATCCACTGAATGCGGATTGAGCCCAAGAGCACACGGTGATCCTACTGGGTCGCCCTCTAATTCTTGTATTAGGGCACCAAGTACCATCCTTTGTATGACCAAGTAAT